TATTATAATAGCTTCGTAGGCTGTAAAATACATAGAAAGCATTTACCATGAAGATTGAATTTGGTTGTGGTGAGACTCCACAGTATGAAGGTTGGAAGACTTGTGATGTTAGAGATTTACCTGGTATTGATTATATCTGTAATGCTTGGGATATTGATCGGTATGTAGATGCTGGAACAGTTGATGCAATCACATCAAGACATTTTCTTGAGCACTTAACATTTAAACAAGCAGTTGTATACACAGAAGCATGTTATAAGATTCTGAAGCCTGGTGGTACATTTGAGTTTGTTATTCCTAACTTTATGTGGCATGTGCGTCAATGGTTATCTGAAGATAATGCTATGGGATTCAACATTGAAGATCCGTTTCAAAGAGGAATGGATGGTCTATGGGGTAAACAGCGTGGTGAGCTAGAAGATCTGTGGGACACACATAAAGCTGGTTACAAAACATGGCAAGCATTGAAACTATGTCAGGATGCTGGTTTTGATCAAGTTGAGCAAGTTGAATCTTCGATTAAGAATATGCACATCAAGGCAGTTAAATGAATTTTAAGCTAAACATTACTGAAACAGATACTCCAGAACATCTAGGAGGACACTGTGGTGTTTCTCATACAGATGAAGGAACCCTTGACTTTTTAATCAAAGCATACGATATTAAGACTATGATTGACGTTGGCC